ACCTTGGGCCAATGTCCTTACACCATCTACAGAGGGTGGTGTATCTGGTATAGGTAAGATGCCACAGATGATGCAAGGTGCTAAGGTAGTAGGATTCTTCTTAGATGGGAAGCAGTCTCAACAACCTTTTGTATTGGGATCGTTTCATAGTATAGAAGATCCATCGCCACAACAGCTCGCCGTATTGACAGGTCGTACAGACATCTCACTCGCAGAAAAGACTACCGAAGCGTCCTTATTCGGTGCTACACCAGCAGAAAAAGCATTCAACTTTTTTAACGCTTTACGGTTTACACCGGAACAAACATGTGGTATAATAGGGAATCTAGTAGCAGAGTCCGGGCCGTCATTAAACCCCGCCACGGAGAGCCAAGGGGAATATGGGGTGGCTAGGTGGGGTACCACTGAGACGGCCGGAAACCGTTTTTCAAACCTGAAGTTCTTCTCGGGTCAGCGTGGTCTCGACTATACCGCATTAAATACGCAGCTGCAGTTTATAGCCTATGAGTTAAGAACATATCCCGTGTTCGGTCTGGGTATCCTGTACGGCACGACCACGATTAACGAAGCTACCGTTGCATTCCAAGATAAGTATCTAAAGAGATCTGGTAATCGTGATGCTCAGCGACTCAGCTTTGCGTCCGAGATGTATGAGAGGTTCGCTACATGAGTATTACTATACAGCAATTGAGAGACGAGTTAGAGAACATAGCACAGTCCTCTGACCTTGAATCATTGAAGACAGCCGCGGAAGAGGCGGAAAAGAGGTTTAAGGCATTAAACACAAGTGATAAGGGTCTGGCTATTTCCAGCAGCAATGGGTTCCGTACCGTATCTGTGTCTCGAGACCATCCCGACTCTGATGGTACTGCACCCGGAGACGCTATCTGTTTCCTGACTGCAGAGATCGACGGGATTCCTCTGACCGAGACTGTTCCTTCTTCTGACAAGACTGCGATAGACGCGATCGTGGGGTCCGGCTCCGCTGTGGATAACGGGTTCCTGAAAGAGTTCGCAGGTGCGTCCTCTCCTCGCGCGTTAAAGGCGAGCCTCCAGGAAGCCAGTGGGAAGGATCCCGCCGAGCTGACAGACGCGCTGACCAAGATCCTCCCCGAAGACCTGCGTGCCGAAGCGAAGGCCTCGATCCGTGCGGGACTCGATACCGCCGAGAAGCTTGGTGAGAAGCTGGACGAGACCGTGGCCGAGGTCAAGAAGAAGATCGCGAACCAGCAGGGCGACCTGACTCCTCTCACGATGGAGAACATTACTCTCAAGCTCGATGGTGAGGCGATCAACGAGCTGAAGTCCCTGACTAACAATGCTTTTAACGACGCGGATATCAAGGGAGCCCTTACGGCCCTCTCCTCTCTCGATGCTAATAGTATCGCGGGCGTGATCAGTGACGTGGCCAAGAAATCGGGGCTCGACCTCGATGCGATCGAGAGTCGCGTGCGTTCGATCGATACCTCTGTGGCGGGTAACCTGGCGCGCTCCTCCTTTACCGATGCGTTGGGTACGGCGACCTCGGTGGTCAATCAGGTAAACGCGCAGACTCAGCTATGGGAAGGTGAGAAGACAGAGATTCAAGCCGAAAGACTGGGAGGTGGAACATGAGAAGAGGAAGCGGTAAGGACGTAGCCAAGTACGTCGAGATTCGAGTGGAGCAGCTCAAGGAAGACATGGCAAAAGCGAGCGATCAGCATGACAAGAACTGGTACAATCGCGTGATACAAGAATTACAGTGGGCAGTGAGTCCACATCACAACTGTTATATAGAGATTGAAGATGGCGAAACCGAAGTATAGCTTCTCTTACGTGACGAGCGAGGAAGAACTCGAGGCTGAGTTCCGAGGCGTGAACCGAGAGATCACCGAAGTAGTAGTACACTGGACCGGAACGTTCCTGAATCAGGACATAGGTTCCGAAGAGGTACACAACTGGCACACTCAACGTGGATTCTCGGGATGTGGCTACCACTACATTATACGCAAGGACGGCAGGATCCAGCGAGGCCGGCCGGTCGAGAGACCGGGCGCTCATGCGTTGGCCAACGGTCACAACAACTATTCAATCGGGATATCGTTCGTGGCGGGATACAACTGCATGTCCGGTGATCCTGATCGAGACCAGAAGGTGGGTGCGGGTAGCATTAACGAGGTTCAGTTCGACTCCTTCGATAAGTTTATGCGAGCCTTCTATAAAGTGTGGCCCGGAGGACAGGCCTTCGGTCATGTTGATACAGATGACAAGGGAAAGACTGATCCGGGATTTGACGTAGAGAATTACTGTCGAAACAAGTTCGGAAAGTACAATACGACTAAGGGACAGGATCCGGCTCAATCTCGCCTAGAACTTATCAATAAGCCTCCGTACTGGGCACCTAACCAGAGAGTAAGAACATGAGTACTGAAAACGACGAGCTTCAACAACGAGAGGCGACCCTTGGTACTGCCAAGGAGAACTCCATCGGCATATTTCGTGAAGGCTTTCACGACGTAACCGGTACGTATCCAAGAGCAAGATACTTCTTCGGTCCGGGAACCAACGAGGCTTCTCGAGGAATCAGAAGAAACGAGCTGTATGTCGGTGGCTCGAACCAGAAGATGGACCTGGGTCTTACGAGGATGCCGAACTCTCAGTACCCATTAAATCAGGTAGATGAGAGTAAGTCTGGTCACGTAATCGAGATTGACGATACTCCTGCTGGTGAGCGTATCCTTATTCGTCATAGGACCGGTGCCGGAGTAGAGATGAGATCTGACGGTACTATCCTTGTGACTACTCGTAACAATCATGTCACGATTGTACAGGGTGACAAGAAGCTGATCGTAGAAGGAGATGCCGAGCTTCAGCATAACGGCAACCTTGATCTTGACGTATCTGGTGATTACAGCGTTAGGATTCAAGGTGACTTAAACTTTGATGTTGCTGGTGATATTACTACAAACGTTGCCGGTAACCGTAGAGAAAAAGTATATGGTAACAACAACTTAAACGTTATTGGAAACGCCTCTCAAACAACTAAAGGTGTGATGACAACTACCACATTAAATGGGCGGAACGAGATTGTAAAGGGTAACTATGCTGTTACGGTCGACGGCAGCCAGTCATATGCGAGTAGCTCGGACTTAAAAATATCAGCTGAGACTCGTGCTACCATGTCTTCTCCAGATATGAACCTTGCTGCTCAAAGCATGTCAGTCTTTGGTGACACCGGAACTATCGGCGGTGAGAACATCGTTATGTACAACTATAACATGTACACCGGTCATTCAATCACAGCAACAGATACTATCACAACAAATACTGCATACACTCAACGAGTTAATGCAACGTCCATGCATGCTACTACGTTTCACGGTACACTTGACGGTAAAGCTTCATTCGCTGCGGCGGCTGACCAAGCTGGTTCTGCACCGTTGGGTCCAGGTTCAGGCGGCGGTACACAAACAATTGAAACTCATACAGCAGTATCAGTTGATCCTAAAGCCACAGCATTGCCAACCGAAGGAATCCTTGATGCATTCTTGACCAAGTCAGACAAGGGTGTAAAGATTGTGAAGGTTGACCAGGGTGCTGGTCTTGCAGATGAGGTCGATCAGACAACCAATAACGATGGGTATGGAAAGAAGACTCTTACAACTGAACAGGTAAGAAGTAAACTAAGAGATGGTGCTGCTGCAGCAAGCAAAGCGTTTACAGCTACAGCAGTCGGTACAGGTGCGATTAGTGAAGATTATAGTAACACCACTCCACCGAGTGTTAACAGGATTCGTGCAAAGGCTCCTACAGACACTATTGGTTCTGTACCAATCGGTCAGCAGAATCCTACACAGGCTACGACCAAGTTCAAGCCTAATCCTTCGGTAAAGCAGATGTTACCCGATCCTCTGTTTAACACCAACTTCCAAGTGAACATTCTTCCAAGAACCAAGCTTGCAAGAGGCATCTCTATATCTAAGTTTCTTGGAGGACGTGGCGATCCTATCACTATGCGCCATATTAAATTCAAAGATAGGCGTGCAATAGCAAGGCAGCTTTACTTGCAGGCCGAAGCTATGAAGTCTATTGATACTAACGAGGGTAAGTTCAAAGATCATAGGATGGTGGTTGTAGAAGGATTGTATAAAAAGGCTGAAGGCGAAACTTTAACTGAGGGGTCATTAAATGACTTGGCTTCGAAAGGTAGAGCCGTGGTATACGAACTAGTCGATGCACAGGGAAAGAGCGACGTTCAAAAAACATTTGACTTAGCTGTCTACCTGAAAGACAATCTGTATTATGATAAGCTGATTCTCGATTATGATACTCTTGCTCCGGATAAATCGTTGAATGCACAGATCATTATCGTAATGCCAGAAATTGATGAAACCTATACTGGAACGTATGGGATGAAGATCGAGACTCGATTCAACAACGGAGTTCAAAGTGATAAAGAGTTCGTTGAGATCGAGAAATAGTTATAAATAGAGATAAAGTTTTAGAGAGTTCTCATGGCAACCCGCGCATTTAGTATCGAAGATGGAAATCTAAACAAGCAGTCAATCACTGTTGCACGTAAACGCGCGTTTTCTGATATAGATCTCCTGTTTAATGCTAGGCCAAATGGCGACGTTTACAAGAAGACAGACGCCGCTTCTATTAAGCAATCTGTAAAGAACTTGCTTTTAACTAATAGTGGTGAGAAGCCGTTTAGTTCTTTTGGCGGAGACTTAAGTGACTTTCTCTTCGAGCTTGCTGATGCTGATGTCGAGTTTGATGTTAGAGACCAGATAGTAAGAGCTATTGAGAACTACGAGCCGAGAGCAAGAATACTAGACATTGAAGTGTTTCCTAATATTGATAGGAATGAGATTAAAGTCAAGATAACGTTTTTGATCTTGAACCTCGATGAGATCGTTACACTTGAGACAACCATTACAAGGCTAAGATAACATGGCAACAGTAAACATAGAATCTACGCAACTTGACTTTGAGCAGATTAAATCGAATCTGAAGACTTACCTTGCAGCTCAGTCTGAATTTGCAGACTTCGACTTTGAAGCCGCGGGTATCAATAACATTCTCGATGTCCTTGCGTATAACACTCACTTTAACGCGTTGAACGCGAACTTTGCTTTGAATGAAGCTTTCCTTAATACAGCACAGCTTCGAAGCTCAGTTGTTTCTCATGCGCAATCACTAGGTTATCAAGTAAGAAGTAGAACAGCTTCTGCTGGTACAGTTAACATTTCACTTAACTTATCGGGAGTTTCAAATAGAAACACTACTTACACTCTCGCAACCGGAACAAAGTTTACTGCTTCAGTTGATGATGTTACTTATACTTATCAAACTCTAGAAAATTGTACTGCGACAGATGATGGAACAGGATTCTATTCATTTGTAAATTCATTAGGTTCAACTGCAATTCTTATTAAAGAAGGTACGTCAAAGACAAAGACTTTTTATGTCGGTGAAACTGATGAAAGACAGCTTTATGTTATTCCAGATTTGACAATTGATACAAGCACAGCGGTTGTAAAAGTTTACAGTTCACCAAGTGCCACGTCATTTGATTCATATACAGATATTTCCAAAGCTGTTCGAGTAACTTCTGACTCTAGGTTTTATCAAATAGCTGAAACTCCAAAAGGATTCTATGAATTGAACTTTGGTGATGGTGTATCTTTTGGTAAGTCACCATCAACCGGTAATGTTATACGCGTAGAATATCTTTCAACTGTTGGCGCTGATGCTAACGGCGGTGAAGTGTTTACTCCTACCGCTAAGTTTTCAGTGAACGGCGTTGGGTATGATTTGAATGTAACTACAGTTGCCGCTTCAACTGGTGGTGCAGTAAGACAGTCAATTGAATCCATTAGACAGAATGCTCCTATTGCTTTTGCTGCTCAGCAAAGACTGGTGACTGCAGAAGATTATAAAGCTATTATTCTCGAAAATTATTCAAACGTTGAAGATGCGATTGCTTGGGGCGGTGAAGATAACGTTCCCGCAAACTACGGCAATGTTTATGTAGGACTGAAGTTTGCTAGTGGAACTACTGATGCTCAAAAGACTGCAACTAAAGATGCTATTGTTCAGAACCTGACAAACTATCTTTCAATTCTTTCTATTGATACTATCTTTGTCGATCCAATTGAAACTTTCATTGAAGCAATTTCGGTATTTAACTTTGATCCGAACTTGACGAACGTTACTCAAGCATCAACAGAAGCTGCGGTCTTTGCAGCCGTAAAACAATACTTCAATGACAACCTAGGAATCTTTGGAGGTATCTTCAGAAGATCTTCTATGCTTGGAAGAATCGACGACATCAGTGATGCAATCCTTTCTTCAAGAGTTGACATTAAAGTTCAACAAAGATTTGAACCTACGCTTAATCAATCACTTTCATATAAGGTTAACTTTCCAGTCACAATCGCTGCACCGGATGACGTTCAAACTATTATTACTTCATCTACATTTAGACTAGATAATAAGGTGTGTTTGGTTAAGAACGAATTGAATAAGAACAAGTTGATTATTACAGACACGCTAGGAAACGTAGTAAGAGATAACGTTGGATCTTTTGATGCGGCGAAGGGTGAGATTGAACTGAATGGATTTGCTCCTGAATCAATCACTTCAGGTCAAGCGTTTATCAAGATCTCTGCCAAGCCTGCTGATGAATCTGTAGTAAGGCCTCTCAGAAACTACGTTATTAAACTGGATGAAGATGCATCATTCGCTTCAGCCTTAGTAGATAGACAAACAGTTAATGTGACACTCTAATGCTCGATCATTTTAATAGACGAAATATTGAAGTCAGGAAGACTATCGTAAGAGAAGTCTTACCAGAATATTTTCAAAGAGATTACCCTAATCTCCTTGCATTTCTTGATGGGTACTTCGAGTTCAGTGATTCAGATGAGACAGCCAGTCTTATCAACGACCTATATACTATTAGAGATATTGAAGCTGCGACAACTAAGCAGCTAGATCAGATATTCGCAGAGATTGCACAGGGTGCATCAAGGGATTACTTCAAAGATCCAAGAGAAGCACTACGTAGCTTTGCAAACTTTTATAGAGTTAAGGGCACAAGGTATTCAGCCGAAGGTTTCTTTAGAGCATTCTTTCAAGAAACAGTTGAGATTGATTTTCCAAAAGAAGATCTATTCATTGTTGGCGACTCTCTGATCGGAGCTGAATCTCTTAAGTTCATTCAGAACGGTGCACTTTATCAGATCTTCTCGATTCTAGTTAAATCTTCTGTGCCTATTTCTAGATGGAAGGAACTGTATAGAAGATTTGTTCACCCGGCAGGATTCTTTATCGGTGGCCAGGTTGTGTTGGAGCTTTCGACAGAAGTTAACTTCATCACTAATCCTATGCCAAACGTATTGATTGACTCTGCTGCTAATGAAATTGTCGTGGAGGCAGCAACACCGGCTCTAGCATTTGTTAACAATGCTGCAGAGATTATCGGTAGAGCTGATGATGGTATCGATAGCGATAGCGACCAAACAGTATACCGGTTCATCGAGAACGCAGCATTCGGTTCAATGTCTATTGCGCAATTGGCAGCAAGTTACAGCCGGTTTGCTCCGGGTACAAATGGTATCATTGATGTTAACTCACCTACGTTTGATGAAGATACTGGCGACAGTGATGGTGTGATAAGAATGTCTAATGCAATTGAAACAATGGACTTTGAAAGGTTCGAATTGTTCGATTCTTGATTATAAATAGAAACAAGTTTTAAGGGATAGATAATGTCTAGACAAAATATTGCTGTAGGAGCCGCCGCAAACGACGGAACCGGTGATACTCTCAGGGCAGCTGGAAATAAAATAAACTCAAACTTCGTTGAGATTTATCAGAAGCTCGGCGGCGACTCGAATACTCTTTCGGGTCAGCTTTCTGTTGCGGCTGACGGTCTGGTTTTTGAAGGTACGACTACTGACAGTAATGAAACTGTTTTGAAAGTAAGAGATCCTGATTCAGATCATGAGATCTTTCTTCCAAATGCATCTGGTGAAGTAGTACTTGATTCAAATGCTCAGACTTTGAAGAACAAAGTATTGATGAGAACTAGAGCTTATCTCCTCGAATTAGATGATGCATCTAGAGATCACCAATATGTTCTTTCTGTCAGTGAGCTTACTAATGACAGGATCGTAACATTCCCAGTGCTCGATAGTGATGACTTCTTTGTAATGAGAGATGCAACTCAAACTCTTACTAATAAGACATTTGATTCTGCCACATTGAATGATGCAACTTTGGCTGGTCAGCTACAAGACATTAACGGCGCGAATCTTATTAAGGTGACTGCGACAGCTTCATCTGTTAATGACTTCGGTCTTGTGAATGCTGCTACTGGAGATGCTCCACAGATTACAACCGAAGGTACAGACACAAACGTTTCTTTATCTATTCAGCCTAAAGGTACAGGCTCGGTCATCAATAAGAAGGTGGCCATTACATCTAATACACAAACGGCAGGTGGTGCTATTAGTACAACTGCGGGATACGTTATCTTCAACAGTGGTTCTGCGCTTGCTGCAACTCTTGCTGATGGAACTCAAACTGGCGAAATGAAAGTACTAACAAATAAGGGTGCGGGTATTGCTACTATTACTCCCGCGAACTTTGGCCCAGGCTCAACAGTGGCGCTTGATCAAAACGATGGTGTTACGCTTATTTGGGATGCGGCAAACTGGCAGATCGTTGGCGAATACGGTGCAACGATAGCATAGGATAAGACATGACAGCTATTATTACAAACAGACTTAAGCGCCAATTTGTCGATCAACTTTTTGACGATATTAACGATGGCAACTCAAAGTATTATATCGGCGTAGGCCGATCAGAAGATTGGGATAGTTCTGATACTCCTCCAACACCGATAAACAGTGAAAGAGAAATTAGAAATGCTAGGTTCGGTGTTCAGGCTATGAAGTCTGCCGCCAACGTTTCATTTGTTGTTCCTCGTTATAACTGGTCATCTGGTTCGATCTACTCTGCATATGATGATGCAATTGTTGGTTATCCTACAAACTCTTATTACGTTCTTACAGATGAGAACTCAGTTTATATGTGTGTTCAGCAAGGTCGTAACGCAGCAGGTACTGCAGTTACTTCTACAGTGAAACCTACTGGTACTGCAACAAACGTGTTTAGAACTTCAGACGGATACGCTTGGAAATATCTTTACACCATCGGCGCTTTGCAAGGTGTTAACTTTACTTCAGCTAACTTCATTCCAGTTCAAAAGATTCTTGACTCAGCCGGTGCTCCTGGTCTGTCAGCTATTGAGGTTAACCAAGCTCAAACTCAGGACGCAGCTGTTGTTGGTGAGATCGTTGGTGTAGCTGTAACCAACGGTGGATCAGGATACACTTCTGCACCTGCAGTTACATTTGTTGGAAACAACACTGGTAAATCTGCAGCAGCCACCGCTACAGTTGCTGGCGGAATCGTTGTTAAGATTGAGATGGACGACTCCGGCACAGGTAAAGCCTTGGGTGCTGGATATGATTACGCATCAGTTAGCATTACTGGTGGCGGTGGTTCTGGCGCGATTGCTAGAGCTATCCTTTCCCAAGATTCTGGCCTAGGTGCTGATCCTAGAAAAGACCTGAGATCTTTTGCTCTTATGTTTAACGCAAAGATTGATGGTAGTGAAGGCGATACTATTCAGGTTGGTAACGACTTTAGACAAACCGTTCTTTACAAAGATCCGCTTTATGCAGACTCAACCGGAGGCTTTACGGGTTCAGTCGCAAATACAATGAATTACTTGAAAGTCACAACTATCAATACACCGTTTACGCTTGATAGAACAATTCAAGGTGGCTCTTCAAACGCAAAAGCTTATGTTGACTTTATTGACTCAAGCCTAATATACTACCACCAGTCAGAAGAGACCGGATTCGGAGAGTTCCAAGAAGGCGAGACTCGTACCGAGGTTGATGGTAACGGTGATGGAATCCTCGAGGCAGCAGGAGTTGACTCGGATTCAAGAGCATACAGGTTTCCTACTGTCGATCCATTG